CACGAGAGGACGGGCGATCTCGGCGAGGATCTGGGCGCGGGTGGCGGCCACATCCGGTGCATACGTCTCGCGCCAGTCGCTGATTTGCTGACTCTCGAGCCCGGGCCGCGCCGCGACGTCGAGCATGACGAGCGCGATGGCGACCCGGTCGCGGAGGGCCTCGTCGTCGAGGCTGTAGGTGACCCGAACCGACCCAAGCCAGGCCGTCCGGGGGTGCGCGCCGGTCGCGAGCCGCTCGAGGAGCTGCCCCCGGAGGCGCCAGTCGGTCGGATCGAGATCGACTGGCGCTCCGTCGAGGTCTTCGCGCACGGCCGTCACGGTCGCCGCCGCCGGCAGCAGGATCCAGCGGCCGGAGGGCGAGAAGACCTCCGTCCGCTGGCCCGGCGGGCCGACCACGCGCTCGATGTCGGCGTAGGCCGCATCGAGGAGCCGGGTCAGTGCCGTGTCCGGGAGATCGGTGGCGACGTGTTCCCGCAGCTGGGCGACCGTGAGCATGTCAGGCTCACTCCGTCGGTGGGGCCTCGGCCTCGGGTGGCTCCTTCTTCGCCGGCCTGCTCGGCCGTCGAGGCCGAGGCGGTGGCGAGGAGCGCACGCGCGGCGCCCCGAAGCGGCCCGGCGCCATCCGCACGATCGGGTCGTCGGCGGCGAAGAGATCGCCCGCCCGGACGACGAACGGGCGATCCCCGACGTTGACGACGAAGCTCGTCGTCGCAGCGACGATCTCAGCCATCGCTAGACCCCGACGCGGAGGACGGCGAAGGCCTCGGGCACGAGGATCCTCGCGTTGTTCGACCAGAGGGCGAAGACGCCCCGCTCGCCCGTCGGCCGCCGGTTCGCCCCGAAGACGTGGGGGACGAGCTCGACGGTCATGCCGATCCGGTCGACGATGAGGAACTGGCTGAAGTCGCCGTAGACGAGGATCTCGTTCCCGTCAGCGATCGCCGCGTCCATCGTGCTGATCTCGTAGGCTGGCCGGCCGGCGAGGGTCGGCGGGTTCGGGCCGGCGAGCTGGACCCAGAGGGCGGCGCCGCCGGAGGTGTCGAACTGGCGGATCGCGTCGTAGATCGCGCCCTCGGCGAGGTAGGCGCCGCGGCCCCGCCAGCGCGCTGCGACAGCGTTCTTGACGCGGTAGACGTCCTCGACCCCGAACTGGCCCGAGCCGCCGGTCGTGATGATCCGGCCGGCCGGCATCGAGCCGACGAGGCCGCCGGGGTTCGTCCCGGTCCCGTCGCCGGTGATGAAGCTCGTCGCCTCCTCGACGTCCTTCGCGTCCTGGAGGACCCGTGCGATCTCCGCCCGCAGGCTGCCCCAGGCGGCCTCGAGCTTCATCGTGAACCGGACGAAGGCCTTCACCTCGATCGTGTCGACCTCGGGCTGGGCGAGGGTGAACTGCGTGTCGGGGGCCTCGGCCGCCTCGGCACCGCGGCTGACGGTGGCACCGGCCGAGGTCAACCCCTGCCACCTCCGCCCCATCACGCGCTCGACCCGGGCGAGCTGGCGGAGCGGGTTGATCGCGCCGTTGCTCGTCAGGATGATCGTCGGGTCGAGATCGAACGGGACGGCATAGCCGCCCTCGCCCGCGGTCCCGAGGGAGAGCGCCCCGACCTCGCCCGAGTCGAGCGGGAGGCCGCGGAGGAGCTTTTCGAAGGCCCGGTTGTAGGTCGGCGAGCCGGTCGCGAGGATTCGGCTGGCGAGCGGTTCGGCCTGGGCCGGCTCGAGACCGCCGATGAACCGGTGGAGGTCGGCCCGGATCGCATCGGCGTCCGCAGCCGGATGCGGGTAGGTCGCCGCGTCGATCGCCTTTCGGGCCCCGTCGACGAGGAGGCGGGCATAGTCCGTCTCGTCGCGGGCGGCGGCGCGGTAGGCGGGCAGCTCCCAGATGTTGTCCGGGAGCCGGCTCCGGACGGCTGGCATCGGCTGGACCGGCCGCTCCGTCACCCGACCCGTGTCGGCGGCGAGGAGGCTGGCGAGCGCAGCCCGCCGGGCCTCGATCTCCTCGACGCGGGCGTCGATCTCGGCGACGACGTCGGTGATCTCGTCCCATTCGGCGCGGGCTGCCTCGCCGAGCGGCAGGCCCGCGTGCTCACGCTCGATCTCTGCGAGGCGAGCCGTGAGCGTGCCCCGGTAGTCGCGCAGCGCGTCGACCGTCCGGAGCGTGTTGAGGTCGACGAAGTCCATTCGTCCGCTCCTTCAGCTGTGCCGCCCATGCTCGTCGCGTCGGCGGCGGCGGCAGAGCCGCCAGACGCGCTGCGAGATCGACCGGGGTGGTCGAACCCTCAAAGTCCGGGACCTCGCGCCCGGCATCGCGCTCGTGGGCCGCGAGGTGGTCCCACACGCCAGGGCGATCGGCGACGGGGATCGTCGTCCCGCCCCTGGCGCCAGCGAGGACGGCGCGACCGGTGGCGCAGGCGGTGAGATTGGCCGGCCCGGGCTCACCGTCGCGCCCGACCTCGTGATGGAGGAAGCGATACGACGCCTTGACGTCCGGGTCGCCGTCGGGGTCGACCCAGGCGTAGGCTCGCCGCAGGAGCGGCGCCGCGCCGTCGCCCGAGGGCAGGCGGCGCTCGTGCTCCGCCGCATCCCAGGGCCCGTCCGAGGTCTCGGTCTCGTGCGGCGGGAGTGCCGTCGCCCCGATCCGGATCGTCGCGCTCTCGGCCCGGGCCGTCGCCCGAAGCGATGGGCGCGCGGCGGCGACGACGTCCTCGTAGGTCGCGACGCGGTCGACCATGCCGGCGGCGAGGGCGTCGGAGGCGAGGAGCACCCGCCCGCCGCTGTAGCGCTCGACGACGTCGCTCGGGCTGATCCGCCGACCCGCCGCGACGTCCCGGACGAACATGGCGGCGAAGGCGTCGACGCGCCCGGCGATGTCGGCCCGCGCCTCTTCGGAAAGCGGCTCGTACTCGTTCCCCCAGACCTTGGCTGGGTCGCTCGCGATGAGGGTCACGGTCCAGCCGCTGGCGGCATCGGCCTGGCTGTGCTCCTCGTGGATGGCGACCGTCCCGATCGAGCCGACGACCGCGGACGGGCTCGCCACGATCTCGGACGTCTGGGCAGCGATCCAGTAGGCGGCCGAGGTCATCTGGGTGTTCGCGACCGCCACGATCGGCTTGCGGGCGCGCTGGGAGCGGAGCCAGCCGGCGAACTCCGGCAGGCCGTCGACGGCGCCGCCGGGCGAGTCGACGTCGAGGACGATCCGCTCGACGCTCCGGTCGGCAAGCGCCTCGCCGATCGCCGCCCGGAGGTCCTCGAGGGTCGTCAGGCCGCTCGCCTGCTCGATCGGGCCCGAGCGGGGCACGATCGGGCCGTAGACCGGGACGACCCGGGTCGAGCCGACGTCGCGGGCGCCGAGGCGCTGACCGACCTCGCCGAGCTGGGCCCGGATCCGGGCCTCGATCGTCTCCTCCGGCGGTCGGCCGACGGCGACGCGCTCGTGGAGGATCCCGTCGATGAGCCGCAGGTAGGCGGGGTCAAGCGCCCAGACGCGGCCGTGCACCCAGGCGAGGATGTGGGCATACGAGCGCATGCGCGCCATTGGCGGGGACACAGGGGGCACAGATCAAGGGGCACACCGGGGGCACAGGTGCCACAAGATGGGGACACATCGGCACAAAACGCGGGCTCACGGCTCGGCGAGCCGCCGGCGGACGGTCTCGCGCGACACCCCGAGCTCCCGGGCGATCGCGTCGATGCCCGCTGGCCGGCCGGCGCGGGCGAGCCGAGCCCGCGCCGCGAGGACCTCCGCTCGGCTCACGACCTGGGGTCGGCGGTCGATGGGTTCGAAGCAGGATGGGTAGGCGCCAACGAGTGGATGGTCCGGCGGCAGCTCGGTCCCGGCCGGCACCCGCCCGAGGGCAGCGAGCGGCCCCTCGGCTGCCCAGAAGTCCGTCCGGGCCCGGTAGGCGGCTGGCGCCTCGAGCGGCGGCTGGAGCTGGACCGACGTGAGGCCGGTGTGGGCAAGGCGAGTCCAGTCACCGCCGGCCACCACGGCATCGATGGCCGATGCCGGCGTGAAGCCGTCGCGGATCAGCTCACCGATCGTCCGCGCCTCAGCCTCGACGACCTTGGCCCTGTCGCTGACGTCGTCGCGGAGGAACGGCACGTCGCGGTCGTCGTACCAGAGGCGCGTCCCCGGCAGCGGGGGCACGATCGTGCCGAGCGCACCCGCGATGTCGCGCCACAGCGGCCGGAGCGTCGCATCGGCGACCAGGCGGCGGGCGGAGGAGAAGTTGCCGACGTTGAGCGACGCGCCCTGCAGTCCCTCGGAGAGGGCAGCGACGACCGGATGCATGCCGGTCAAGGCGGCGATCCGGGTCTCGGCTTCGCCCTGGAGCTCGGTGTACTGCATCGCTTCGAAGGAGAGCCCGACGCCCTCCACCTCGACCCCGCCGCCCAGATAGAGCGTCCGCCAGGCGTTGAGGGCGCCGGCCTGGCGGGCCTCGAAGAGGTCGATCCACTGCTGCGCCGATGCGAGGGGCATCGTCGGCGGGAACCGGATCGCGAGGTTCGGGGTGGCCGCGTTCTCGAAGAAGCGGAGCTTGTGCGTCGTCGCAGCCGAGTCGGCGAGGATCTCGCGGATCCCGGCGGTGAGGAGGCTCAGCCCCCGGTTCCGGGCGAGCGGATCCTTCGTCGGTGCGAAGTGGGCGACCTCCTCGGGCAGGTAGACGGTCGGCTCCTGCTCGGGTGGAGCGTAGCCGTAGCCCACGACGACCGCCTCCGGATCCCAGAGGTCGGCGACGGTGGCGCGCCGACTGCCCCAGATGATCGTGACCCAGTCCGGCCGCAGGCGGAGGATGCGATCGCCGCGACGGAGCAGGAAGGCGTTGCCGCCGAGGTCGGCATCGAGGATCGCCGCGGCGAGGAGGTCGCCCGTGGTGCGCCCGGGCTCCGGCTCTTCGAGGATGCGGAGATCGGGCGTGCCGAACAGGGCCCCCGGCCGGCCGCCGCGCATCTGCTGCCATGCGAAGCGGATGTCGGCAAAGAGCCGGGCCCGGAGCGAGAGGCAGGCGAAGACGATCGGATTGCGCAGATAGGTCGCCCAAACGACGCTACCGAAGGAGGCATCTGGGAGCTCCTCGCGCTCGCGGGCGTATGTCGTCCGGACGGCGAGCGGACCATCGGGCAGGAACCAGCTCGCCCATTCGTCGAGCGAGATCGAGCGGTCGGCGCGGACGGGAACGAGTCGATCGATCAGCGCGGCCACCGCAGCCTCCCGGCGTGGTCAGGATCGAAGGTGACGAGGCCGAGGATGGCGATGCCAGCCCCGACGAGGCCGGCGGCCGGATGCCAGACGGCGAGCCCAGCGACGATGCATCCGACGCCGAGCCCGAGCAGGACGATGACGATCCGCCGGCTCATCGGAGGAGCACCCAGGGCTCGGCCGTCTCTGGCCCGCCGCCCATGTCGAGGAGCCAGCCCGCGACGGCGTTGAGGAGCGCCGAGACGGGGTCGATCTTGTCGGGGCTCGTGGACGATGGCTTCGCCGGACGGACGTTCCCGTTGTCGTCGGTCTTCGCGTCGGTGTTCGCGATCGCCCAGAGCAAGAGCGGGTTCCCGCCGTGGCGGAGCCGCCCGGCGGCCGCGAGCCGGTCGAGCTCCTTCATCGGCCCCGACAGGCTCAGCCAGCCCTGGCCGATCGGCTCACAGGGCAGCCCCGCGGCGACGAGGCGAGGGATGAGCCCGGAGGCCATCGCCCGGTCGTACTTGAGGCGCGCGACGGCGTAGCGCTGGCAGAGCTCGAGGATCTCGGCCTCGAGGACGGCGTCGTCGCGGACGTCGCCCTCGGTGAGGGTCAGCCAGCCGTCCGCCGCGAACCGATCGTAGAGGTCGTCGCTCCGTCGGCGCGCGGCCGCTTCGGGAGCCCAGGCCCGGACGACGATCTCGAACGCCTCGCCCCGTGGGATCCAGAGCGCGAAGGCGGACAGGTCCCGGCTCCAGCCGAGGTCGAGCCCTGCCCAGGCGGCGGCGCCATCGGGAGCGGTCACCGGCGCCGAGGCGGCCGGCGTCGACCAAGCAGCGACGTCGAAGTAGCGGCTCGTCCGGGTCATCGGGCGGTTTAGACGCAGCCGCGCGAAGTCGTTCAGCTTGGCCGGGCTCGCCTTCGCTTCGGCTGCCCGCTGGCGGAGGTCGGCGAGCTTCGGCGTCACCGGGAGCGAGGGGTTCGCCTTCGGCCAGCAGGCCTCGTCGAAGGGATCGTCGTCCGGATCGATCGCCCAGATCGCCGCGAAGTAGCGCTCGTTCGAGGTGAGGCCCCGCAGGATCGCCTCGGCGAGCCGCCGCTCCGTCGCCCAGGCATTCTCGCCGGGCTCGCCGGCGGTCGTGATGATGAGCAGGAGCGGGGCGAGCCGCGAGCCGAAGCTGTTCTCGATCATCCCGATCATGCCCCGGTCCCGATGGCGGTGGAGCTCGTCGACGACGGCGACGTAGGGGTTGATGCCCTCCTCTGTGTGCTCTTCGGCCGAGAGGGGGACGAAGCGGGAGCGAGTCCCAGCCGCAAAGAGGCTTCGAGCCGAGCGGGCAATCCGGGCTCGGAGCGCCGGCGAGGCCTCGACGAGGGCGACGGCGTCGTCCCAGACGAGGCGCGCCTGGTCCCGCTTCGTGGCGATCGCGTAGCCCTCCGCGCCGGGCTCGCCGTCGAAGAACGTCCGCTTGAGGGCAATCCCGGCAGCGAGCAAGGTCTTGCCGTTCTTCTTTGCGACCTCGACGTACGCGGTCGTGAAGCGCCGGACCCAGCCGCCGGGCGCCTCGGGTGCGCGGATGTACCAGCCGTCGAGGGAGCCGACGACGAAGGCCTCCCAGTCGAGGAGTTCGACCGGCTGTCCAGGCCGCCCGCCGCGGGGGCCCCACTCGCCCTTGTAGTGACGGAGCAGACGGGGGAAGAACTCGATCGTCCAGCCCGCCTCCTCGGGCCGCCAGCAGAGTCCCCGCTCGTCGCCGGTCGCGAGGTCACGCAGGTGGCGCTCGCAGGCGAGGCGCATCAGCTCGCCGGCGACGACCCGCCTTGCGACGACGGCCTCGGCGTAGGCCGTCACCCGCTCGGCGGCCGCGACGAGGCTCCTGTCAACCGAGGCGACGGCCACGGAGGAACTCCTCGGCTGGGTCGGCCTCGGCAGAGCCGACCGCGGCGATCCGGGTCCGGGCCGCTGGTGTCAGCCCGAACTCGCGCAAAAGCGTGATCAGCTGACGCTCCGCCTCGCGGAGAAACGTCATCTCCGGGCGCGCCCGCCAGAGTGCCCGATCGTCCGAGCCCGTCTCGTACGTCGGCTCGTTCTCCTCGAGCCAGACCACCCAGCGCCGCCACTCAGCGAAGGTGCGGGCGAGGAGGGCGAGGGCGGTCGCGTCCGTGACGGCGAGGACGCCGGTCGGCGAGAGGATCTCGACGAGTTCGCGCCAGTAGCGGCGGGCGAGCTTGTCCCGGAGCCAGGCCGGCGGTCGAGCCCCGACCTCGAGACGGGCCGGCTGCGGCTCGCGCGGGTTCGCTCGATCGGGGCGCCACGTCCCTTCGAGGCGCTTGAGGGCGGTCGGCTTCGGGGGGTTCATCAGGGGAGGGGCTCCTTGGGGGGGCCGACCCTGGGGGCCCGGCCTCCCTGGACGGCCTGGCAATGGGCGCAGGCGGGCCGGACGTTGCCCGGGACGGCCATGCCGCCCATTCGCCGCGGTAGGATGAGGTCCGCCCCCGTCGCCACCCCGGTGCAGCCGGGCAGGCGCAAGGCGCAGGGCTGGCCTCGGAACGCGCGAGCGATCCGGTCGTAGAGGGCGCCGTGGCCGCGCTGCTGACGCGGGACGCCCCGGTGGTTGCGCGGCGAGCGGCGGTCGCAGACGGCGCAGCGCCCCCGGCGGAGACCCGGCGCAGCGCCGCAGTCGAGACACGGTTGCAGCGGTGCTCGCGGCAGGGTGGGCATGGGCGCTCAACCCCGGGGGGGAGGGGCACTCCCTGCGCGGCGAAGAGCCAAGGGACCGCGGCGCCCCCCTCGCGCGCGCACCGTCAGTTCGCCGAGCCTTTCAGGCGCCGGCCGCATCAGGCCACCCCCGCCCGGCTCGACGCGACGTCGTGGACGCCAGCCGCGGCGAGACCGCCGA